CGAAACCATTCATGCGATGGCACGAGTCGAGATTGAGACGGTGGCAAAGCGCAATGTTCCAGTTGACTCGGGGCGACTACGTGCAAGCATCATCACCGTAACGAAGGGGACGACTACGTTTAACTACACTGACCGTGAAGGCGGTAGCTACGATGGACGGTTGCGCACGGTGCAAGCGAGAAAAGGTGAAGTTATCGTTGGAACAAATGTCGACTACGCAGAGAAAATCCACGAAGGCGGTGGAGGGGGTCCGAATTCAGGACGCAGTAGCGGTGGACAGAAAAAACCTAAGGGATACGGCAGACATTTTCTAAAAAAAGCGTACGACAGAGCCGTTCCACGCATCATCATCGCAGTCAAGCGCATAAGGGGGATACAGTGATATGTCAGCTATGTGGAGCGTGCAAAAATCATTGTTCACCGCCCTCAGCGCAAACGCTACGTTGATGACGAAAATCGGCAATGCATTGTATGACGAGCCTCCCACAAATTCGGCGTATCCTTATATCACCATCGGCACGATGACGGAGACTAATGCGAATCGGCTCGGCAAAGATGGTTTCTACGTCACGCTGGAAATGCGCATATTCACCAAGAATGGGCGTGGTGGTTTCAAGCTAGCAAAGGAAATTTTGGAGCTTACGAATCAAACTATAAATCTAAAAAAGTTCACCATGGATACTTATACTATGGTGCAATGCTTTTACCGTTACAGCTCCACGGAGCGTGACGAGGACAAGAACATCATCAACGCAAATTATGATGTCATTTGTCATTAAAATTTAAGGAGTGATTGAATCATGGCAGGAACCTTTGCATTCGGTGCGATATTCAAAATTGGAACGACGACTATTTCGGAAATAACTAGCATTTCAGCTCCAAACTTGTCGGCAGAAACAATTGATGTCACGACGCATTCAAGCGCAGACCGTTACCGTGAGTTTATCAAAGGGTTGCGTGACGGTGGGGAAATTTCCATCGAAGGTAACTACACAACGGCGTCGGCATCTGCTACAATTATCGCATTGGAAACAAACTCGTTACAAACTGTTACGATTGATTATCCAACATCTCCAAGTGTTACACGGTTCACCGCATCCGTACTTGCAACGGGGTTCAGCATGGAAGCGCCAGTCGATGGAACAATTCCATTCAGCGCAACATTCAAAGTATCGGGTCGCCCAACGCTAGGACAAATCTAGACTATTTTATTTTAAGGGGAGCGGGATATCATGGGGGATATCATCATCAATTTAGACAAACCACGTAAACTTGTATTCGACTTGAATGCAATGTCAGCGTATGAAGAAGTGACAGGTGAGTCCGTTTTTGACTTGCAGAGTAAAGCTCCATCAGCAAAGATGTTTCGTGCGCTTGTGTGGGCGTCACTACTTTCAGAGGATGAAAACATTACGTTGAAAGAAGTGGGGAAACTCATTACGCCCGAAAACATGGCGGAAATACAACGCAAGATGGATCAGACAATTATCGAAAGCACAAAAACAGGTGAAGCACCAGACGAATCAACAAAAAACTAAAACCGCCACGTGTCATCGAGTTGTGGGCAATCGCCGTTACCGATTTCGGCTTGACACCTCGTGATGCGTGGCGCCTCACGCTAAAAGAATATCACTTTCTGAACAAATCATATGAAGCAGGGGCAAAGCGAGAGCATCAGCGTTTTGCCCTTGTGTGTAGCGTCATAGCAAATGTGAATCGTAGCAAGGGGCCGCCGTTTAAGGTGAGCGACTTTATGCCGAAAGAAAAGAAAAAGAAGCAGACGTGGCAGGAGCAACTGCTTGTTTTGCAACAATTTGTTGCGTCGTACGGGGAAGAAAAGAGGGATGGTGAGGCATAGTGTTGCAAGAGTTATTTGTGAAGATATCATCAGACTTCAAAGGGTTAAACCAAGGGTTCAATGAAGCGTTCAAAAACGCTAAATTATTCAGTGATAAAATGGAAGGTTTGACCGCTTTTGGTGAAGGCATGAAAACTTTCGGCGCAACTATGGGGACATTCGTCACGCTACCCCTTGCACTTGCAGGCGCAGCGTCAATCAAGCTTGCGTCTGATATGGTGGAGACGACAAATAAAGTCGGCGTTGCATTTGGACAGTCCGCCGATGATGTGATGGAGTGGTCGAAAACATCGATCACGTCGATGGGCTTGGCGCAACAAAGCGCACTAGACGCAGCCGCTTTATTCGGCGACATGGGAACAGCGATGGGCATATCTCGTGAAAACGCTGCCGACATGTCGATGTCGCTTACACAGCTCGGAGCGGATCTAGCGTCATATAAAAACATTGGCATTCAACAAGCGATGGACGCATTGCGCGGCGTTTTTACAGGTGAAACGGAATCACTAACAACAATCGGTTACGTGATGACTGAAACAAACTTGGCTGCATTTGCATTGAGTAAAGGGATAGCGAAAAACATCCAAGACATGACGCAGGCTGAAAAAGTAAATTTGCGTTATGCGTTTATCATGCAGGCGACAAAGGATGCACAAGGTGACTTCACACGGAACAACGAAGAAGCGGCAGCGCAGATGCGTATGTTTGGCGAATTGATGAAGCAACTCGGCGTTTCAATCGGTACGATTATTCTCCCTATTTTCAATGAGTTTGCGAAAAAGGCGAATAAAGTATTGTTGGAGTTTGCGAATATGTCTGATGGCATGAAGAAAACGATAATCGTCGTAGCAGGGTTCGCTGCTGCATTGGGGCCGCTTGCAATCGGTATCGGAGGTTTACTCGTGGCGTTGCCGTTGATGAAGTCTGGCTTTCTTATGACGCTACCTGCAATAAAAGCGGTCGGCGTCGCCTTGCGTTTTCTTGCGCTAAACCCTATTGGCTTAGTCATCAGTGCAGTCGGTGGTTTGGTATTAGCAGGGATATATTTATATAAAAACTGGGATACAGCACGGATACGCATGGAGAAAATCGCCGTTGCGATAGGGTACCGTATGGAGGCAGCTTTGTCGCAGGCGAAGATCGCTGTTCTGTATTCGATTGATAAAATTCTGCAAGGATTAGGAAAGTTTGTTTCATTCATCCCCGTTGTTGGTGATAAAATAGAATCAGCACGAGCGGCTATATCCTCAATGATTGATGAACAGACGGTGAAAAAACAATCGTCGCTACTTAAAAATAAGATTGAACAAAACGTGCTTAACTACCAGTTACTAAGAGCCGAAACGGAAAAAGCAAAAAAGGAAGCAGAGGAGCTTGCAGCAAAGACCAAAGACTCGGCCGCTGCAAACGCCAAATATGATGACGGCATAAAGCAACTCATGGACTCCATCGCAAAGAGTACAACGACGAAAAAAGAAGCGACGAAAGCAGAAGGAGCAGGGAAGAAAGCGATTGACGCAACGGCAGAGGCGACAAAGAAAGCTGCCGAAGCAGAGGATGAGCGTCGCAAGCAACAATATGAAAACACAGTGACGCAAGTTGACAAGCTAGGCGGCGCAGTTGTAGAGGCGTTGCGCAGGAGATATGCGGCAGAAGAAAAAGCTGAGTCTGACAATCTTAAAGAAAGAAAGAGGGGTTATGAAAAAGCTACAAAAGAAACGCTTGAAAAGCTTAAAAAAGATTATGACGACCAAGTGAGGGCGTTGAAAAATAAGAATCGTCAAGAAATTGAATCAATAAGAGATGCACAAAAGGAAAAATTCGAACTCATCAACGCAGAAACGAAAGACAAGTTAAAAGCGGTACAAGATGAAATAGACGCAATAGAAAATTCGACGAGGCAGGAAGAAAAACAGCTTGAAGAGCAGGCGTATAACACTCGTATTGCCGAATTGCAAAAAGAGATACTCACCGCAAAATCCGCAGATGAGCGGTTGAGGGCTCAAGCTAAACTTGACGAGGAAATCCAAAAGCGTCAACGTGAATTGCTTTTGGAAGAAAGAAAAGCAAAGATTGCAGCGTTGCAAGAGGACATGAAAAACATTCAAGACAGCGCAGACTTTGAAAAAAAGACGATTGAAGAACGAAATGAAGCTCAAATAAAAGGTTTAGAAAAACGACTCGAAGACGATTTAATTTTCTACGAGGACAAATACATCGCCGATGAAAAAGCGTATCAAGATGCGTTGGAACAAATGAATGAATACTACGATGATGAGTTAGAAAAGACGCAGGAGAAGTTTCAGAAGCTTACTACGGAAGAATCATTATTCGCCGAAGCACGCATCCTCATGCTAAAAGAGAATCAGGATGACATGGTGAAGCTCCTCAACGAGTACAATCCAAAGTGGCAGGATGCAGGTCAATCATTCGGGCAAAGCATGCTGAATGGACTCAACTCGATGAAGTCAAGCATTCAACAGACAGTCAACGAGATTATGGGGATGGTTGGAAAAATTGAAAACGAGAAACGCTATTTACAGGGATTAATTGAACAAGGGAAGAAAACTGGCAACACTGGTTTGGTGAATTGGGCTAAACAACAAGGGGCGACGCTCGGCGTTCCGTTTCTTGCAGATGGTGGCATAATCACCGCTCCAACGCTAGCAATGGTTGGAGAAGCCGGAAGCGAAGCGGTTATCCCTCTTAATCGCTTGGGCGACTTTGCAGGAGCAAGAGAGACGAGTATATTCCTTGACGGTCGCAGGATAACGCAGACGATTGCGCCAACGATGGTTGATATGATACGTGGCAGGGTTGGGAGTGCATACTGATGCAGATCATCATATCGGGTGTGGATAGAACAAATGTGTTCCGTGCTGGCACATTGGAGATTGAGGATACAATCAACGAACGTAGCATGGCTCGTCTGCAACTCGTTGATACATCCATGACACTAGAATTACAGGATGGTCAACAGATACAGATATACGATGACTTTGCTACGCTGATATTCGCAGGGTTTCTGTTGTTTCCAAAGAAACATGTTCCTGTTACAAAAAATGCATGGTATTACGATTTAGAGGCTACGGATAATCATCAAATCGCAGATCGATGGCTCGTGGCTAAAACGTATATTAACACCGCTGTAAATGACATCGTAAGCGACTTATATACGAGTTACCTACAACAAGACGGTATCACCATCGGAAACATTGCTACGACCGCTGTGACGCTTGACAAAGCGTCCTTTGCACGAGTCGGCACGGTGTCAGATGCGCTAAACGAGCTATGCGATATAACTGGGTTTAACTGGTACATCGATTATGATAAAAAGTTTTATTTTATCCCACGCAGTTTTTTTCTAGCTCCATTCAATATAACCACAACATCATCGATAAACAACGTTCAAGTCAGACAAGACCGCTCACAGTATCGGAATCGCCAGTATATCCGTGGCGGACAAATACAGACAGATGAGATTGCACTGGAGAAGCCAACGCCGAATCCTGACGGCGTATCAAGGGTGTTTATTACACGGTTCCCTATATCGGATAAACCTAGAATATTTATAAACAGTGTTGAAATAACGTCGACAGATATAGGGATAAATGGTGTAGATAAAAACAAGAAGTATTATTATGATGTTGGGAAAAACACACTTGTCCAAGACGCCACACAAACCGTTTTGTCTTCATCAGACGTGATACAGGTAACGTATAAAGGTTTAATTTCCCTTGCGGTCGTATCAGAGGATCCCGTCGCTATTGCAAACAGGGCGTCGCTAGAAGGCAACACGGGCGTATACGAGCGCATAGACGTTGATACATCCATTGTATCTCGTGGTGAGGCAATCTCCATTGCAAATGGTAAACTCACAAAATACACAAAAGTGGCACGGCAGATCACGTATGATACGTATACTGCTGGATTGGCAGCAGGGCAACTGCAAACCATCACGCTACCCGAATACAATATCAGCTCCAGCGACTTTCTAATTGACAAGGTGCAAATCAGTGAGTTAGACGGAGCGGGGCGACTCGTGTACACGGTGCATGCTATCGACGGCGATCCTCTTGGCGGATGGCAAAAATTCTACAATGATTTATTGAAACAAGACCTAAAAGCGAGCATTAGGGAAAACGAGCTCCTCGTTATCCTCACAACTACTGCGGAGGCGGAGGGATGGACGGAAACAACGACTCAATCAGCATTGGCTTGCTTTGTTCCGTCTGAATTTTTGTATCCATCCGAAACTCTCATACCGTGCGGACTGCCTACCGGAACGCTTTCTATATCGCCGACATCTTGGTCTCCTCCTTCCACAACAGCATCGACAACAATTATCGTTACATCGGACGTTGCATGGAGCGTTTTCAGCAATCAGCCGTGGCTTACAGTTACTCCTTTCAGCGGTTCGGGCAACGGTTCGGTTGTGGCAACGGTAGCGCAGAACACGTCAACAAGCAGGAGTGGTGCTATCACCGTCATGGGCGGAGGAGTAACGCAAACGGCATCGGTAACGCAAGCGGCACCTTCATCAGTTTATGCCAGTGTAGGTAACGTTGACATATACAAACAGACAAACGGCACGGGGAATTTCGTAGCATTAGGTCAAACTTCACGTAACTGGTATGGAATGACAAGTGCAAACGGCAACGTTTACGCAACAGTTTTCGGCGGCGACATTTACATGCAAACTGGTGGCACAGGGAATTTTATAGCATTAGGGCAAACGTTAAGAAGTTGGACAGGAATGACCAACCTTGGTTCAAATGTATATACAGCAGTTTCGGGAGGAAGCATTTACATGCAAACTGGTGGAACGGGAAGCTTTGTTTCATTAGGACAAACCTCTCGAGCTTGGGAGGGGATGACAAGCGCAAACGGGAACGTTTACGCGGCAGTTTTTGGTGGTGACATCTATAAACAAACTGGTGGAACGGGCAACTTCGTCGCATTAGGTCAAACTTCACGAGCTTGGTACGGAATGACAAGCGCAAACGGGAACGTTTACGCAGCGGCTTTTGGCGGCGACATTTACATGCAAACTGGTGGCACAGGGAATTTTATAGCATTAGGGCAGACTTCACGTAACTGGTATGGAATGACAAGCGCAAATGGGAACGTTTATGCATGCGTTTACAACGGAGACATCTACATGCAAACTGGTGGCACGGGGAATTTTGTAGCATTAGGACAAACATCAAGAGCATGGGGTGGCATGGCTTCGCTATAAAAACTTACTACATTACTACACTTACTACAAAACTTACTACACCGAAAAATCCAGTGTTTATCTATATATTATACACTTGTAGTAAGTGTAGTAAGTAAATATATATATTTATATATAATATATAGAGCACGCAACTGTAAGGAGTACACGGAAAATAGACTGTAGTAAAACATGCTACTACACCTACTACATTACTACAATTCTACAAAACAGAGGTGAAACACGATGCACGATAAGCAGGGGTGGCTTGGACAATACGAGATACTTGTCGGCGACGAGCGGTTTCTCATAAACAACCTCATCACCGATGCAGGGTTGAACATGGTAAGGAACGCATTTAACGGCGAATTGACATCAACGGAGATACGGTATCTAGCCGTCGGAACGTCCGCTACAACGGTCAGCACGACGCAGACGCAACTGGGCACGGAGATATTCAGGACGCCGTTCATAGCGTCAACCAAGCCTGCTACGGGGCAACTAGAAAAAACAGCGGTTATCCTAGAAACGGAAGCTGTAGCAAATATCCGTGAAATTGGAATTTTTGCAGGGAGCACGGCGACAACGGCATCGAATAGTGGTATAATGGTATCGAGGGTACTGTACTCCCGTAACAAGACGAATCTCGAAACCATTCAAATCGTCCGCAGGGACACGATACAGAGGGGGTGACATCGTGCCGACGTATACAAAAACAACGTGGGTGAACGGATCTGTTCCTGCTGTTAGCGCAACGAATCTCAACAAAATTGAAAACGGAATCGACACGGCAACGGCGATCACAGGGCAAACAAGCACAACGAATACGGGTTGGACAGCGACGACGGACGCTGGCTTTGCAGTGAAAAAAGACGTTGCGATAACGGGGGTGTTAAGTACAATGTATGCGGACATCCTTTTTACAACAGCGTCTTTTACGATAGCGCAGGACGCCAACATCGGCTACGCTACGACGTACAACGGCGGTGTCACGCTGTATGCGGATAACGCTCCAAGCGGTACCGTAACATTTGATTATGTCATATCCAAAGGGTGAGGCGGTATGGGAAGCGGAAGAACAAATCTCGGTGGCGGATATGTTAAAGTAAGCTATAATATAACAAGCATCACAGGATTACCACTGACACGAATCACGCCAACCGCACTAAGCGCTGCACGTTCTTTTTTAGCAGGCGCATCCGTAGGAAACTATGCGTTGTTTGCAGGGGGGACTACGGGAGCGAATTCGGCGGTTGTCGATGCTTACGATAGATCGCTTGTGAGGACAACGCCAACCGCATTGAGTGTACCACGGCAACAGCTCGTTGGCGCATCCGTTGGAAACTATGCGTTGTTTGCAGGCGGGTTTACAGGAGCGCATTCAGCGGTTGTTGATGCGTACGATACATCACTTGTGCGAACGACGCCGACTGTATTAAGTGTAGCCCGCTCCAATATTGCGGGTGCTCGTGTAGGGAACTATGCGCTTTTCGCTGGAGGAACAACTGGAACGGTATCGTCCGTAGTCGACGCTTACAATACATCGCTTGTGAGGACAACGCCAACAGTACTAAGTGTAGCCCGCTCCAATCTTGGCGGGGCAAGCGTCGGGAACTACGCTGTTTTTGCGGGTGGTTACCCTGCAACGGGCGTATCAAGTGTTGTTGATGCGTACGATACATCGCTTGTGAGAACGACGCCAACAACACTAAGCGCAGCACGTGGGGACGTAGCGGGGGCATCAGTCAATAGTTATGCTGTTTTTGCAGGTGGTGTTGACAACTCTTCCAATCCATTAAACAATATCGACGCATATAACACGTCACTTACTAGAAGTACCGCATCGCTCAAAGTCGCCAGAAGAAATTTATTTTTGGGCGGTTCAAGCGTCACGAACTACGCCGTCATCGGCGGGGGAATTCAAAGCGCAGGACAAATATCATCGGTAGCAGAGTCGATCGACACTTCATTAAACGTTGTTGTTGAAACAGGTTTTACGGCACAACGGTACTATCATGCATCAGCGAGTATAGGTGGTTATGTCCTCTTTGCTGGGGGTTCAGATACAACGCATTTATCGTCTGTGGAAGCCTATGCTCCTGCTATAAAAATAAACCTGCCAGCAGGATCAAAACATCAGTTTTCCCCTGCTACAAGTGAAACAACAGTTGTATCGCAAACTACATTGACGCTTTCTTCTCCTGTATCAGGATATGTAAAATTCAAAAAAGGAACGGTGACGAGCGCATGATAAAGTACACGATATGGGATAAAGAAAGAACTTTATATCCACCAGTGGGGGAGAAATTCACACCCGAAAAAGTTTATGAGCGGTGGGGATGGGCGGAAAATCCGGCATGTATCGTAGTCGTTTCGGAGATTGATGGTGTGTTGCAGTCTTTTGATAATCTTGGTATCTTGAAACAAAATTACGGTATAACCGAAAGTGATCCTGAAAAAGCCGTGGCGTTGATTGAGGAAGTACTCAATGCACCACCCGCTCCAATTCAAGAAGCAGTGGCGACGACAGTATCACAAGTCGATATGAATGAAGCGATTGTCGCACGGTTGGATTATCTCATCATGATGAAGGAGGAAGTATAAAATGAATTTTGAAACTATAAAAAAGTACTTCACACTTGGCATGTGGAGTGAGCGTATGGTAGCGAACGCAGTGAAAAAGGGAATCATCACAGCGGAGCAGTTTCACGAGATAACTGGAAAAACTTTTGAATAGTCGATGATTACGACTTTTACTTCAAGGAGGGGCGCAAGTGGAGCATATTTTAACTAGAATAAATGTGAATCGTATGGGGGTGAACATCACCGTGGCTTCTATTTTAGCAATAATCACAGCCGTTTTCGGGGAGATAAGCCAACTTCACAAACTGCTTTTTGCGGTGATGGCGTTGGACTATATAAGTGGTGTTTCCGCCGCAGTGGTGAATAAAGGTGTATCATCAAAAAAAGCGCACATTGGCGTTATAAAGAAAATATCCATTATGGCACTAGTAGCGTTCAGCCATCAAGTAGACGTTTATCTTGGAACATATGTCGTGTGTACAGGAGTCATCGCTTTTTTCATAGCAAATGAGTTTATGAGTGTTATGGAAAATTACAAAAACATCGGTTTGCCCATCCCTGATAAACTTGTAAAAGTGATGGACGTATTCGCTAAAACTAGTGATAAAAATGGGTAGCCCATTCGGAGGACTGTTCGAAGCGTTGGCGTTCCTCACATGCGCTATCAGCTTTTTTGTTTTGATGGTATGCGTAAAAAACGATGCGACACTATACAGGATTAAACGTTCATTAAATCGCATCGAGCGACAAATGGGGTTGAAGGAAACGCATGAAATCACGTTTCGAGAGTTTAGGGAAATAATTAAAAACTATGAAGAAAAGGGGGGTAATGATGATTATAGCGATTGACGCTGGGCACGGGCCAGAAACGGCAGGAAAGCGATCGCCCGATGGAACGCTACGAGAGTATCAGTTTAACAGCGCAGTAGCGGACGAATTGGAGAAGTTGCTTGCAGGATACAAGTGCACCACGTTTCGAACTGACGAGAAAAACTCGGATGTTTCCCTGCAAGCCCGATGCAACGAGGCGATCGCCAAAAAAGCGAATCTCTTCATTAGTATACACGCCAACGCCGTTGGCAACGATTGGAGCGCATCAGGAGGAATCGAGACGCTGATCCGTGACGGTGATGCGACAAGCGATCGCTACCGTGATGACTTTGCAATCGCAACGGCGGTACAGCGTCGGCTTGTCGAGGGCACAAAGCTACGGGATAGGCAAGTGAAACAGAGGAAAGACCTGTACATTCTCAACGCCTCACGTTGCCCCACGATACTCGTAG